ATGTCGACGCCCCGCTCAGCCGCACTCCCAAGGAAGCCTGGGAGGGCACGCTCGACGCCATGGTCGGCGCGCCGGACGCGGTTTTCGCAAGGCTGAAGCCGGTGATCGAGACCTGGGCCCTCGCGTGGCTCCTCAAGCAAAGAGGCCTGTCCGTCGGCTGAGGAGGCCCGGATGCAGACCCTGGATTTCGCCCACTGGTACAGGGGCGTCCCGGCCCCTTTCTACGGGTACGGGGCCCCGGCCGGCCTGCCTCGCATCGTCCGCGATTCGGACCTCCCGCCCTCGGCCGGGATCTTCCTGGGCTTCGACTCGGTCGGCAAGGGGGAGTGGCGAGGCCGCTACGGATCCGCCGGGTTCGCGCTGGCGGGGGCGGAGCCCGTGCTCCCCGCCTGGGTCGGCCGGTTCGACCCGATCGGGGCCCCGGCCTCCATGCCGGGCGACCCGACGGACGCGCCCCGCGAGGACGGGACGGCCGGCTCGGCCGCCTGGACGACGGCCTGGTCGTCGTCGTCCCCCGAGCTCCTGGTCGTCGCGACGGACCAGGCCTGGCGCCGGATCTCGCTCTACCTCTGGGACGGGCGGGAGACGCCGGGCCCCCTGACGGTCGAGCTCCGCGACGGCTCGGGCTCGCTGGTCGCCTCGCACGCCGCCCCGGCCGGCCGGCCCCGCTGGGTCCTGGCCGCCTTCCGCGGGGCGGTCCGCGTCAGGGTCGTCGAGGGCGGTTCGCTCGTCGGGGCCTGGTTCGACCCGTACCTCGCGGCCTATCCGGCCGGCTCCGGCTCGCTCGTCGGCCCCCACCCGGGCTGACGGGCGTCCCGGCCCCGGAGACGCCTTCCACTCCGCTCCCTCTCGACTTCGAGGGCTGATCCATGTTCTTCGGCGGCTCCCCATTCGGCCTGGCCTGGTTCGGCGGGCTCTTCGGGGGCCGGGCCGCGGCCGACGCCGGCCCTCGGACCCTGCGCGAGGCCGTCTACGCGCGGCTGGCGTCGACGACCGCACTGACGGCGATCGTCGGCGATCGGATCCATCCCGGGGGCTTCCCGCAGTCCCAGGCCTATCCCGCGGTCTCCTTCCAGGTCGACCTTCGCGGCGGGAGCAACCTCTCGGGGTCGGACGGGACCGCGGACGGGACCGTCCGGGTCGACGCCTGGTCCCGCGACCCGGACGAGGCCGACAGGATGGCCGAGGCGGTCCGCCGGCGCTGGCACGGCTTCCAAGGCCGCATCGGCTCCGTCGAGGTCCTCGCGGCGTTCGTCGGCGTGCAGGTCGACCTCTCCGAGCGTCCCGAGACCGCCGACGACGCCTGGCTCTTCCGCGTCTCGTCCCCCCTCACAGTCCGGCACCGCGTCCCCAAGCCGGACCAGCTCCAGGAGTAGCCCGATGGCCAACGTAATCCCCGCGCTGGGGACCAAGCTCTACATCGCCGACGTCGGCGAGTCTCCGACCTACACCCCGGTCGCCAACATCCTCTCGATCAATTTCCCGTCGGCCGAGGTCGGGGAGACCGACACGTCGCATCTCGGCTCCGGCCAGATCATGACCTTCCGGCCGGCCCGGACCGACCCAGGCGAGACCACGTTCGACTGCCAGTTCAACTACGGCGACACCCAGCACGCGGCGCTCCGAGCCCTCGTGTTCGCCCCGGCCCTCAAGAATTTCCGGCTGACGAGCCCCACGACTCCCGAGTCGGGCGAGGATTTCCAGGCCTTCGTCAAGAGTTGCACCCAGGGCGTCGAAGGCCCGGACGGCAATCTCGAAGCGACCGTCGTCCTCCGGGTCTCAGGGGCCGCGACCCCCTACACGGCCGGTTCTTGACCCACGACTCCGGGGGACGCCGCTCCCCCGGCCCCTCCGCGCATGAGGACGATTAGATGGCTCTCTCCAGAGATCAGATCCTCGGGGCTCCGAAGCCGGAG